AATTAGAATGTTTAATTATCCCTCTGCACTCAGTTGTAACAAGGCTACATGTTACCTTGCTATGGGATTAATGTTTTCATTACAACTGCTCACCCTTGGGAAGTGAGTTATGGTGCATTAGTACTCTCACAAGGTTGCAACCCTTGTAGGTAGTCATCCTATTAAGTGATTGCATTACTAAACTGACTAAGTCTAATAGCATCCTATCCTTACCTGCAATTGGATGAGAGTGTATAGTAGTTCATTACATAGCTAAGAGGACCCCGCAGCTCTAGACGCCACCGCGGGTTCTCTAATCCTCCTACTATTTATTCTTCTTCATCATCAGGAAGACTAACATAGTAGCCTCCATACATCTCTGCCACATGCTCAGGATACTCACTATGATCTCTGAGGTCATTGATTTCTTGCAGTAGTTCTTCTCTACTCTTTCTTGATAGTCCCATGATTACTGAATTATATTGTTAATGTACGTTTTGCTTACCATAGCACCCTGTGTGAAAGATGCGGGCAAAGAATGCCTTCCTATGAGCCTTGCGGTAATGTTTCTTATAGTTATATCCCTTATCATCCCTTCCCTCTGCATGCTGAGGTAACTCTGTAGCTGAATAAGAAGAGAAAGAAATAAAGGTAATAAGAAGAAAGCTTAATAGTTTCATAGCAATTAAAAATTAAAATGTTGTTAAGTGTGTGTTTGTTTGTGTGAAGGTTGATAAAGAAAAGTAGGGGAGGTGAGGACCTACATACACATAGATCCACACATCTCCCTGACTTTCAGCAAGTTAACTACCCTCCTGTTAACTTATCTAGACCACTTTTAGCTAATAAATCACCAAAGTTGCCTCCATATTGCTTAACAAGGCTAGCTTGTTTATCCAACTTACTCATATCTGGCACAATATTACCATTGCTTGTGATAATTAACTCACCCACTTCACCTACGTAACGTGTTGTAAACCAGAGTGGTGTACCATCTTCTTGCTCTCTGTAATAGCTACCTTGAGCCTTCTTATAGGCTGCTAATTCTGCTGTTTCCCCGCTAACTGAATAGACGAATGTAGGGTTTCCTGCTTTACTCTTGTAAGTACGGATTGATTTTACTTTTAACATAACTGATTGTTTTTAAGTGTTATAAATTGATTCCTGACTAAAGGGGAATTAAGAATAGATAGTATCTAAAATATAACTCTCTGTCTATCAAGGAGTTGTACGGCAATACCTGAACTATCTCTTTAACTTTCATTCCCATTAGCATATACTATGATTCCTAAGAAAAAGGGAATTAAGAATAGATTTTAGCTTTTAGCTTTTTATGTTTTTCTCCGTGCTGAGACAAAGAAAAGTAGTACTTTTATATGCATATACGAAAAACATGAGATATAAAGATAAATACCCTAACATCAAGAAGGCTAATCTGACAATAGAAGACATAGCCTCCATCTTTAATTATAAGACTACAATGGCCTTAAGAACTAGTACTAAGTACCATACTATAATGGGTGGTGTGGATAAGATACTGGCAATAGCTAATGAGCAGCACGCCTCTGCCTTGAGTGATATAGTTAAGAACCTAACTTCTTAGACGCTTAGTACCTCCTCTACCATTCCTGGCTCTGTTTTTACTCTGCTTCTCCTTCTTGAGGCCACCCTTACCATGAGACATGTCTGCTCCGTCCTTATTACCATAGGTACCAGCATCCTTGTTAGCCTTGTTGAGCTTAGCACGGTACTTCTTCCTAGCCTCTGTCTTGTGATACTCAGTGTTATAAGCATCTTTCTTAGCTTTAGCCTCTGGATTATTCCTAAAGTAAGCAGCAGATTTGCTCTTACCTCTGCTTGTACCTGCTAGTTTATTTCTTTTGCTTGCCATATAACTAATATACAAAAAAAATTTAACATTTTTAGCCTCTGCAACTAGGGAGGAAATGTAAGATGATAGTAATATCCCCATTTCTTCCCTGTTCATCAGGAATTAAGATAAGATTACCCATTTTACCACCCCATTTCTACCACTATGTTAGCAATATCACCATAAAATCCTGTGTATCAGTGAGTTATAAGAAAAAAAAGAAAGGGCGTTAGCCCTCTCTTCTCCTCAATTAGTCATTGAGTTTACCTAATCCCTGCTGAGCAAGAACATCACCAAAATTACCACCATACTGGGCAACAAGACTTGCTTGTTTGTCAAGTTTGGACATGTCAGGAACAATGTTACCATTACTAGTAATTAACAAGTCACCAGTTTCACCAATGTATCTTGTAGTAAACCATAATGGAGTACCGTCTTCTTGTTCACGGTAGTAAGTACCCTGTGCCTTTTTGTAGGCTACTAGGTCTTCTGTAGAACCGTTTACAGTGTAAACAAACGTTGGATTCCCTGACTTAGACTTGTAAGTTCTGATGCAATTTACTTTCATCTTAAAATAGATTAAAGTGTGAATAAAATATATTAAAAATAAAAAGGGAAGAAACCTCCCCTTTATCATGAACTAGTTCTTGACTAATTTACCATTAACTAGTTTACCTACCACACTAGTAGTAGCGTTATCTTGTCTACGTCTAGCTACCCAGAAGTTAACAGTTACATACTCAACCCCATTTTTGCTGTAGTTAAATTCTCTTTTCATCTTACTTAGAATTAAATTAATAATATATTAAAAAGAAAAAGGGAAAAATCCCTTCTCTTTAGCTGTAGTTGAGCGTGTAGTTATAAGCTTCCATTGCTAACATACCCATGCACTGTGCCATTGCTTTACTTCTGTTGCTTACTACTTTGTACTTACTCCTGTCTGTTTGCAGGAAGTTACAGCGTTCATATGCCTTATCTATAGCATGGTATATACTCACTGCCATAACATGCGTATAGTACACACATTCTTTACCATTGCTGATATATTGTACAGCAACCTTCATTACTCTATGATTCTCCATAATATTATTTAAAAAGAAAAAGGGATTACTCCCTTATTGATTCCATTTCTTCATGCTATATAACCTACACATCTCACTTATTGCTTTTTTACATAAGTCCATTTGAAGAGCACGAGTTGTCTTAGCATCTCTATACCATACTTTTTGATTAAGCTCTTCTAATTGAGGTACTAGTTCATTATATAAATGAATATACTCAGGTTTGCTTTTCATTATCTGCAAACAGTCACTAACATAACGTAAATCTTCCATAATAAATAAATTAATTAAAAAGAAAAGGGGAATTACTTCCCTCTTCTTATGTCTGTGAGCCACTCCCAGTCTGGTTCTTCACCCATTCCAGCTATATTACTGTCTGTAATAATCTTTAGCTCCTTTCTAAGCATCTCTAGAGCATACACACTACCTGCATAGCGTAGAGCAATGTTTTTATACCCACGTCTGCTATATTGGTCTTCATCTACGCTATCATAATACTTCTGGTCATACTCATTAAGTTGTGCAGTATATACCTCTATACGTGCGTCAATTTTAGCCATTATGCTAATTAAAGTTCCTGTATCCATAATAAATAATTTAAAAAAGAAAAGGGATATACCCCTTCCTTTTACAGACAATCACCAACAGTAATAACAGGCTTACCATCAACCCAGTCTCTGTCCATCTTAAACCAGTGGTTAGCATAGCTATCTTTTTCCATGCATCTACAGGTAACACACTCTTCATTGAATGTACCAAAGAACGCATACTTATTACCATCAACATAAAAGTTTCCAGCTACGCCAAATAAACCTCTGTTAAGAGTCCTCATAGGAAATGTGTTGTTTACAGCCTCTTCTAAGGCAACTCTAATTGCTTCCATAATCATATAAATTAATTAAAAAGGAAAAGGGACTTACCCCTTTCCTACTAATTACTTAGCGTTGCTATAGTTCTTAAGCGGTATAGCGTCTACTAATTCACCATTGAGGTTGTATATGCGCTTAACGTGCTTATTATTACTATAGGAGATATACTTACTTACATAGAATATCCCGTCAATCTTCTCAATTACTGCCTTACGTGTCTTCATAACTTTATGACTTTAATTATTAATTAAAAAAATAAAGGGATCATCATAACAAGAAATTAAGAAAAGATCAAAAACAAAAAACACACTCTGTGTTGAGTAGTACATTAAGTAGTACCATTGTATTTTGCAACCTCTGTGTGCTCTGCATGCTCGCTGTGTGGAGAGATGATAGTAAATTCAACTAACCAACTGAATAAAAAAGGAGCCTTAGCTCCTTAAACTATCTCTTGAACTCAATGATTGTAAATGCCTCATCCTTAATAGCTTGCGCTATCTTATATCTAGCATATAGGTCAATGTCATTGTTATAGTTCTTCTTGTCATTATCAGGCATGATAGACCATAGTAATGCAATGTCTAGTGTTGTTTCCTCAGCTGGGAGAAATAAGAGTGTATTTGTCATAGCGTTTAATTAAAAAGAAAAAGGGCCTAAGCCCTTGATCTTATTTCTTGTTAGCATAGAATTTGATATCTAGCTGTTGTTGGTGGTATTTATGAGCAGCAGTATGTAGCAGCTCAATGATCTCACAGTATTGCTGAGAGTTGACAGCACCACCAACTGTAAGGATAGAGTGTTCATCCCAATATGTACGTTTGCATGTCTTGGTTGCTCTATAAGTAGCTATATTATAACCACTATTGCTTAGTAAGTCACCAACAAGTTTAGCATCTTCAGTGCTCATGGCAAAGCGCATTTTAAATACGTTAATGTTACCAATAGATTTCACGCCAAATTTAATTTCTTTAAGTTGCATAATTCTTAATTTAAGTTAATATTAATTAAAGAAAAAAAGGGAACTAATTCCCTTTATTCAATATAGCCTGTGTGCTAAACAACAGGCCTAATGCTAGCATAGCACCAAACTCAGCAAGTTCATAATGTAAACACAATAGTGTCATGACAAAGCAGCCTGCTGCAATCATTAACTTAGTTCTTCTTTCCATATCTTTTATTTAAAAAAGAAAGGGGAAGATCCCCTTTACATTACAACAGCCTTCTTGTCAATCCAAGAGCGAAGGATGATAATAAGAACTGTACAGCAGCTACTACACCTATTTCTTGATTGTCAGAGAAGACAACAACAGACAGCGATGCTACCATGCATGCTGCAAACAAAACGCTAACAAATGTTTTCATAATTTAACAGTTTAATTTTTAAATACTTCACATAACACTATAGGCATAAACAATGCTGGAATAGCAATCAACCCTAACGCATAAGGTGTTACGTACATTAACAAGATTGGTATTAGTACTAACAATACTGTAACCAATACGGCAAGAAACTTTTTCATAATAATTATTTAAAAAAACAAAGGGACCTAAGTCCCTCAGTTGTTAGAATGGTAGATCATCTATGCATCTACGATTACCTTCCTCAAATGGATTGCATAGCCTGTCATATTCCTCATCAGTGATAGCACCATAGTGTCTAAGCACATCAGCATCTAGATCATAACTACAACCATCACAGAACAAGTCAGCTCTCCAACCTACTACATTGCAGAAAGCATAGTCTTCACCTTGTTCTATCTCTTCTATAGCATCTACATCTACATCGCCACCACAGCAGATGCACTTAGCATCTAGGTGACGTATCATATCACCATTACTTAACTTAGTAATGTTATCAATGATATGCTCAATAGACTGACGCTGCTCAGCAGCCTTGTTAATAAACTCAGATATTAACATAATAAACAGTGGTGCTTTAACCTATACCAGCTAACCAAAGGTTGTTATTTAAAAATAAAAAGGGACACACGTCCCTAATTATTAGAATGGCAAGTCATCATCAGGTGTTGTAATAACAACACGCTTACTTACTGCTGGTGTTCTTAGAGGAACCTCACGATTTATCCACGCATTGTGTGCCTCGCTAGAATATTCCTTAAGTCCTTGTTCTTTACAGAACTCATAGTACTCATCAGGTCCTATGTTATCATATGGGTTATAACCCATGTACTCCATTAAAATGCTCATAACTATTAATTAAATATAAAAAGGGACCATACCTTTTATATATATTATAACCTTGTCACTAGCTAGCTTGTGTGCCTTGGCCTGCGTGCCTTGCCAGACATATAATAGTAACTAGACATGTAGATCATAGAGAGTAACAAGAAATTAAGATTAGATAGATAGAACATCAACATTTTCTACCAAGCATGCTTTTGTGATTGGATGGTAGGTTTTAGCAACTTGCCTGGCAAACAAGGGGGGTAGCCCCAAAGCTGTGTGATGGCGGGGGCGGTGTGTATATAGAGTCTCTCCCCACACTTACACAATAGATTTTTAAAAAGGCGAGGTGTTAATTAAAAATTATTTTTATATTTGTTACTCCTTTTTTTCAATCACAATTTAGAGTTAGTTGGAAAGATCCTCAGTTCTACAGGCTGGGGATTTTTTTATATATTTACAGTATGGCTTATATAGAACATAATTTTTTTCCTCTTAAGGTATATGTGCGCAATGAGTATATGTACCAGCATAAACAAGGTCAGGGGGAGTTTACCCCAGGGGTAGTTATTTCAGTAAGATGTATGCCGGGGCAAGCTGCACTGTTCCAGGTACTCTTAGATAATGGCGTACTTAGAGATAAGTTACCTTCTCATGCTTTACTTACTGAGCCTAAACTTCCAGATCCAGACCTACCTTTCCATTATCTGCAGATATGGAATTGCTTTTCATATAACTTTACACTACTGCATTTATCTTATCTGTATGATACTCCTGTAGAAGTTTATATGAAAGACAGAAAGTTTCACCCAGGAAACTATTATGCTACAATTAACTGGGGGTCTAATGATATGAACACAGATTTGTCTCTAGCAGAAGATTCATTAGAACACAAGTCTCATCATATTATTTTGTTAGATAACGGACAAATTGCACTACAGCCTAATAATAGGATTAAGTGGTCAGAACCTAGCTTTGTTACTAAGCCATTTCCTGAGAAACCAGATTACCTAGTTAACAAGGATTATTATAATTGTGAAGGTTTTGAAAAATGGAACACAGAAGATTCTGAAAGGATGTTCTATGATAATGAATAATTGTTATATTTGTAATGTCACTAATAAAAGATAGTCAATAATCTGACATTGCTGAATCCCTTGGTAAATATATCAGGGGATTTTTGTATATTATATTATACCTAATCTTTTTATATGATTGAAAAGCTAGCCCGCAATATTCATAAGTTTACATTTACAAATAAAACTTGTGAGGTTGCTTTACTCTCAGACATACACTGGGATAATCCACACTGTGATAGAAAGCTTCTAAAAAAACATCTTGATTATTGCTTAGAGAAAAACATACCTATAGTAGTTATAGGAGATATGTTTTGTTTAATGCAAGGTAGAGGTGATAATAGAAGGAACAAATCAGACATTAGACCTGAGCATAACAATGCCAGGTATCTAGATTCAGTTATAGAAACTGCGGTAGAGTGGTTCTCACCTTATGCCCCTGTACTTAAGCTAATTACTTATGGTAATCACGAGACTGGTATTATTAAGTATAAAGAGACTGATGTACTACAAAGGTTTGCTACGTTGTTTAACTATAAGAATCAATCTGTTCTAGAGTTAGGTGGTTATGGTGGTTGGATAGTTTACAGTTTACCTGCAGGAGGTAGTTCACACATATCATTTAAGCATAAGTATTTTCATGGTTCAGGTGGTGGAGGTATTGTTACTAAGGGTGCTATTAATCTTACCCGTGCTCTAGAAATTTATGAAGGTTTTGATATTTTTTCTATAGGTCATATACATGAAAACTCATCACGTAATGATGTTAGAGAATATCTAGATACGCATACTGGGAACAATGAAATTAAAAAAAGATACATACATCACTGTATTACTGGTACTTACAAGGAAGAATATGAAGATGGTTTTGGAGGATGGCATATAGAAAGAGGTGCTCCAGCTAAGCCTTTAGGGGGTAGAATACTAAAACTATCAGTACATAAGAATAAATCTGATACAACAAAGATGGCAGATAGTTATTGTTTTCCAATATAATTTGTATATTATACACATGAGAATATATATTATAAAGTCAGGTAAGGAATATGAGGCTAGTATTCCTGCCCCAGATCCAGATACTGAGCAAGTTATGTGTATGCTTGAAAAGATGACTACAATAATGGAGTTACCACAAAAGGAAGTAGAAGAATACATTCTAGCGTGGGCTGAAGAAATTAAAACAAATAAAGATGGCAAAGCTTAAAGATTCAACAGTAAAAGCATACAAGTCTACAAAGGTATCTAGACCAGGTGTGCATGCAAAAACTAAGACTAGTAAATTAAAATCTAGTAGAAATTATAAAAAAAGTTACAGAGGTCAAGGTAAGTAATAAAATATTTTATATATTTGAATCTCTCAATCTTCATTCTGCTTTAAGTTTTGAGTGTTATTTAAATTGATAATTTGACGAGATAAGCTCCTTGGAAACTTGGAGCTTGTTTTTTAAACCAACTTGTTATGCCTCTTAAATATGTTAAGAAACCTATTGTCATTGAAGCAGTAATCTGGGATGGCAACAATAGAAAAGAAATCTATGACTTCTGTCCTAAAGCTGAATTTAATTATGAGTTTGGTAACAGTAACCCTAAGCTTACATTAGAAACTTTAGAAGGAGTGATGACTGCATCTATAGGTGACTATATTATTAAAGGGATCAAGGGAGAATATTATCCTTGTAAACCTGATATATTTTTATTAACTTATGATAAATATTAAAGATGTATTGGTATGAAGACAAAGACGAAGACCAAACCCAAGCCAGCTGGATGCGGGTGTGGGTAAATATTTTATATGAGGGAAGTAATTGGGAATGGGTAGGGTGTTGTACAGAACCCTTATTTTTTGTTTATGAATATAAAGAAAGAGAAACATGGTAAATGAAATGAGAATACCAACATTTGGAGAAGATTTAATTGGGATAGACACATCAATTGAAAATCCAACAGAGGTAGAAAGTATTAAAATTAAGTTTGCTGAAATAGCAGAACTTATAAAAAACTCTTATGAGACAGAAAGATCTCCAGTAAAAAGCTTATTGTTTGATCACGCAGTAGGAGAGTTAGTATCAGCTCAGCTAGCAGTTGAGAAAGTACTAACCTATAAACATTGGGCATCAGATAAGTAAGATAGCGTAATCTCCCCTAGGTAAGGAAATCCTCAGATTTATTTCTGGGGATTTTGTTTTTATAAAAGTTTTTAGTATATTAAGTATATAACTTATTATTTGTAATCATGCCAACACCTACATTTCCATATACATGGCAGTATAATAATCAGCCAATAGAAGTCTTAGGTCAAAACCTTTCACTTGTTACTCCTGGAATTAGACCATATAAATCCTGGACTGTAAGGTTATATGCTAACGGTCCTATTTCTCCATATGAACCTGTTTATGTAGGTAAGGTATTTGAAAATACTTTAGATTCACCAGTTATTATAGAAAACAGTAGCATATTACAAGGAAAGGTGGATATTAAATGTCCAGATTTTAAGTTTGATCAAAATGGTGAAAGCAATTTTACAGTTCATGGAAAATTTGGATTGTGTGGCACTATGTACGAAGTTGATCCAATGATGATGAAGTTTATTGGACTACGGGTCTCTGCATATGGTGCACCTACTCCACAAGATCCATATGCATTTCCAGTAATTGAGCTATTATCACAAGAATATGATGCTATAACAAATACTGTTACTACAGTAGAGTTTCTTACAGTAACAAATCTATTTGATATTGAAATAAGAGTATATAATTAAAACATAATAATAAATAATCATGGATATTTTAAACTGGATATATTTAAAGAGACAGCAGTTAATCAAGCGTACTCTTAACAACCCTGAAACAGATTTAGTTGTGCTAGGCGCACAAGTACCTTTTTCAAAAAGAGATGATGGGTACCAAACATATGCAATGACTGTTGATGACTTTGCATCTTCAGCAAGAGGATATAAAAACTATATTGCGTTGATAAATCAAACAGATACAGATCCACCAGTAGCTACAGTATTAGAAAACACACTAGGTGTTACTGCTACATATGATTATGATGGACCAGGTTTATATTATATAACATTTGATCAAGCATTATTTACTAATCAGAATAGTTATATAACAATCTCACAAAGCACATATGTAAATGGGGCTAATGATATATGTATAACTCAGGCAGGTGCTGTATTTTTTAACGTACTTGAGTTAACATCATATGCGGCTACTGTACCTGCTAATGATGTAATTGGTGGTTCAGCACCATGTATACTAGAAGTTAGAGTTTATAATTAATTTTAAGTCATGAAAACATTTTCTAAAGAAACATTACTTGCAGAACTTATAGAAAGATATAAGTATTTAAAAGATAGAAATGCTACTGCAAAAAGAATTTATGCTAGAATTATAGCAAGTCAACCTAAAACAGAAGGCGATGTTGAACAATCTAACTAATTTCTTCAACCTCATTAGAGGGAGACAAATGAAGACAACTCCTGAGCCTGAAGATTTAATTATCTTGGGTACAAGAGATCCTAGATACGATGGTGGATATAAACCTACTGGTATTAAAGTATCTGACTTTACAACAGGCTTACAATCTGATAGATTAGTAGCTGGTAATAGAGAAGTTGTACTAACTGATTTTGTTTACCAAGCAGAATTAACATTTGATGCAGGTACTGCAGTAATTCAAACATCAGGTACTGGTTCTGATTTGTATATCAGAACAGTTGATGGTGATGATATCTTTATTGAATCAGGTGATGATATTACATTAAGAGGTGATAAAGGTACTTATGATGCTGAAGCTGAAGGCGGTGATATAAATCTTTACGCTGGAGATGGGTCAGATGCTGATACAAATGATGCTGGTTCTGGTGGAGATGTTAGGATTGAAGCAGGTGATGCTGGTAACAGTGTATCAGGTAATCAAGGAGAAGGTGGTTTTATAACTATTCAAGGTGGTTATACTACAGCAAATGGTTTACCCGGAGGGGATGTTAGTCTTGTTTCAGGTAATAGCGTAGATAATATATCTGGTGATGTTATTATTCAAGGTAACTTTACATGGACATTTAATACATATAAAGCTAATCTTCAGTTTCCAGCAGTAACTTTAGCTACATTACCAAGTGCAGCTGGAGTACCTGGAGCAAGAGCAGTGATTGCTGATTCTAATGTACCAGCACCAGGAAACTTTGGTGCTATTGCTGCTACAGGAGGTTCTGCTATAGTTCCTGTATTTTCAGATGGTGTGAATTGGTTAATAGGATAATCATGGATATTTTAAATTTTATTTCTTGGATTCGTGGGGGTAGACAAGTTACTACTGTAGACCCTGCCAAAACACTTTTACCTGTAGGTTTAAAAGACAATAGGAGAGATGACCAATATTTAGCAGGAGCAATCTCTGTTGAAGACTTTGCTGCTGTAGTAGGAGAACCTTCTGTAACTTTTGTAGAAGGGTCGCTTGATCCAGAAGTGCAAGCAACAATGACTCCTATAACTGGAACTATTACTACTTCAAATGGTGATGTGTATGATAGATACAAAATTCAAGGAGTAGCTACCTTATCAGGAGCTACAACTTATGCATATCTTATTGGTGTAGTTTTTGGTTCAGATCCTCTATTAAGAGTAAAAGAAGATACTACTGTATTAGCGGTAGATACTACTGTTTATGACACAGTAGCTTCAGCTATGAATTTTAATGTTCTTGTAAAAGATGGAACAGGTGGTTTAATCTCTACAGTATCAGCATTTATTGCAGATGATAATACAATCTCAGCTCCTGAAGATCATTGGTTTACTTTAGTTATGACAGCATCTGCACCTTTTGAAGCACAGGTTGTTATTGATTTTACAATAGCAGTGCCACAGGGAACGGTAATAGAATTTATTAATTAATAAGCAGTTATGAAAAAGACTAATTTAAATGAATACTTGCTTGCTAAATATGGTGATAGAGTAAAAAATATTGATAAAAAGTTTACTGAACAAAAAGCAAAGTATGTTCAACAAGTTAAAAAATAAAAATTATGTCAATAGGAAATTTAAAAGATTACGGTAATAAAGGAAATAACTTTCCTTTTCAATTAAAAGTATTGGAAGGATTGCAAGCTGTTGTAGATGGTAATTGTTGTCAAGATATACTAGCTTTATTACAAGATATTGAAGCCTACTTAAGACCTGGATCTAGAAGAGTAAATGTTGCCTCTTCAACAGGTACAGGTTCAACACCAGCAGGAGCATTTAGTGCATCAATTGCTAATGTAGGAACTGCAGCAGGAACTGTAAACGGTATATCTATACCAGCAGGAACAACACTTAACTTTGATGCAGGAGTACTAAACAGTACACTTGGTTCAATTACCTATAATGCTACAGGTACAACATTCATAGTAACTTATATTAACTAATGAGCACTATTATTTCATCTAGTGGGTTAAGTAATTTTAATATACTTAATAATCTACCTATGCTTGCAGATGCATTTGGTAGATTGAGAGTATCAGAGCCTTTAACTCTATTTGATTCTTCTCATAGATACAAAGACAATGGTCTATGGGCTACATCAACAGCAAGTGGAGGAGCAGCTGTATTTAGTGCAAATGAAGGACTAGTAAACCTAAATGTAGATACTACAAGTGGTTCACAAGTACTGAGGGAAACATTTAAAGTAATGTCATATCAACCAGGTAAGTCATTACTAGTACTAAATACATTTGTAATGGCTCCTGCTCAAACCAATCTAAGACAGAGAGTAGGTTACTTTGGTACACAGAATGGAATATACATTCAGTTAAACAATAGTACTTTAAGCTTTGTAGAAAGAAGTCTAGTCACAGGTGTAGTTACAGAAACAGTTGTTAATCAATCTTCTTGGAATGCTGATACTTTAGATGGTAATGGTCCATCAGGAATAACTTTAGATATTACTAAGGCTCAGATTCTTTTCATGGATATTGAGTGGTTAGGAGAAGGTACTGTAAGATTAGGATTTGTAATAGATGGTAACTTTATTGTATGCCATAGATTTAACCATGCTAACCTTATTACTTCTACTTATATCACTACAGCTTCCCTTCCATTAAGATATGAGATAACTAATACAGGAGTAACAACTAGTCCAAGTACATTAAAACAAGTTTGTTCTACTGCAATATCTGAAGGAGGTTATGAACTAAGAGGTGCACAACAAGCAGTTGGAACACCTATCACAACACCTAAAACATTTGCTGTAGCAGGAACTTATTACCCAATGGTAGGACTTAGACTTAAAACTACTGCATTAGATGCTATAGTTATAACTACAGCGGTATCTTTATTAGGAATTGGTAATGGTAAAAACTATGCATGGAGAATTGTGCAATCTGCTACAACAACAGGAGGATCTTGGGTTTCAGCAGGAACAGATTCATCTGTAGAATATAACCTTACAGGAACATCTGTTACTGGTGGTAGAATATTAGCGCAAGGATATGTAAATTCATCTAATCAAGGTTCTCCAAGTATCAATATATTAAAAGAAGCAATATTTGCTAGTCAGTTAGAAAGAAATACTTTTACAAGTACACCTCTTGAATTGGTTATTGAAATGGCTATTGATGCTACAGGAGGAACTTTAGGAGCATACGTTTCATTAGATTGGGAAGAAGTAAGCAGATAAAATATAAGCAATGAGTACAAGAATAGATATAAAACCTAAATCTGATCCACCTGTAGGAGCTACTCTAATGAAGACAGGTCAGACTACATCTTACCGTACTGGTGATGATGGAGATATAGAAGCTGGTAGAGCTACTTCATTTAGTGTACTTGCAAGTAATAATCCATTTGGTAATACTGATAGATTTACAGATGAGTTAGGAGGTCAAACATATGCTAACAATATAGTTATTGATTGGTCTACTTATAATGATAAAAATGTACTTGGTTATTACAGAGTTATCAGTGGTAACATAATATGGAATGATGCAATTGATCAATCATTAGCATTAAGTGTAGGAACTTACACAACTGGATGGAGATTAGCTAATAAAAAAGAAATTCTAAATGTATGCAATGATGAATTAGCTGACAGTTTTAACTACGCTCCATTTAGTTTTACAGGATTTACATATTGGTCCTCCACAACTTGGAAAAATACAACAACTAATGCATTTACAATATCTGCTGCTGGAATATGTTCAATAGCTGCTAAATCGGGTGCATCAGGCAGAAGATTTTCAGTAAGAACTTTTACTGTAACTGGAACAACTTTAACTTAAAATATTATGGCAACTTATAAATTCCCGCAATTTAATGTAGAAATTGTAGATCCTACAATAGAAGTACTAGTAATACATGATACTATTGCTGCTAAAACTTGTAGTGTAGATGTATTACTTTCTACAACTACAGCTAATTTTGGTATTACTCTAGATGGTTTTACTTATGTTTCAGATTGGAATGATGAAGAAGTAGAGATATGGACTATGGTAGAGTTAACCAAGTACGAAGTTTAACTATTTGTGTTGGCATTTTACAAAAAAATTAGTATATTATATATATGTATATTTAACTTTTTATAATAATGACAACTGACCCATCAACAACAATACTTCTATACGGAATAGGTGTAATTGTAGCAATAATAGGATACTTTTTAAGAGCAGCTCATATGGATCTTAAAAAAGTAATGGATAACCAAACTAAAGTACTTGAAGAACAAGGAAAATTAAAAGGAAAGATTGAGTTAGTTGAACAAGAATCAAGATTAAAGTATCAAGCTCTTATGGAGCAAACACAATTAGAGATAAAAAACCTAGCTAAGAATGTAAGTGATTTATCTGTAGCTGTAAAAGAATTAATTATACACAGATGATGAATAGGTATTATAGACCAACGCCAATTAAATGGAGAAAGCTAGGAGATGCACTTTTGGCAGCTAGCACAACTATTACTACATTTGCAATCTATGAACAAGTAGAATGGTTAGCATATGTAGCTCTAATAACTGGTGTTACGGGTAAATTCTTAACTAACTTGTTTGTAAAGAAATAACAAGTTTAATATAAATCAAAATCAACAACATGGCAAAGAAAAAAGTAAAAGATGTTGATGTAACCTTGGAAACAGATAAAGCAAAGGTTACTGTACAGAAAAAAGAAAAGAAAGTTAAAGTTGCAGTGGATACTCCTAATGTGGATGTAACATTTAACAAAGAAGACGAGAACAACAAAGAGTTTATATTGGATAGCAAAAAACTTGATGTTACCGTAAAGAAAGAAGAAGATAAAACTACAGTAGAAGTAAAATCAGAGAAAGGTTTTCTTAAGCAAGTAGGTAAAGTTCTTTCTAAAGTAGTTCTTAGAAGATTCAAAAAAAACTAATCATGTCAACATTAGATGTATCAAAAATAAAGCAGTACCCTCTTAAGGAAACGCAATATGTGAAAGAGGATACTACTAAGAGACAGATAGTGCTTCATCATACAGCAGGAAACTCTTCTGCTGTAAATACCATGATTAACTGGAATAATGATGATAGAGGTAGAATAGCAACATGTGTAGCTATATCTGGTAAAGGATCTACTAATTCTTATGACGGTGAAATAGTTCAAGGATTTCCATCTAAAAACTGGGCATACCATTTAGGAGTTAAACAAGAAGTATTTGCTGCCTATGGTGTTACTTATCAGAATCTAGATAAACTAGCTATAGGAATTGAGATATGCAACTGGGGACCTCTTACAAAGAAAGGTAGTAAGTTCTATAACTATGTAGATAGGGAAGTTCCAAGAGACCAGGTATGTACACTAGATACTCCATATAAAGGATATAAGTACTGGCATGCTTACACAGATGCTCAAATAGAAGCAGTAAGGCAGTTACTTGTATATTGGAAAGGAATACACAGTATTGATATTAAGTATAAAGAAGCTGATATGTGGGCTGTTTCTAAACCTGCATTATCAGGTGTGCAAGGAGTTTACTCACACAACTCTTATAGAAACGATAAGACAGATGTATCTCCTCAACCTAAGTTAATAGCAATGCTTAAAACTTTAGTATAATGAAACTAAGAAACAATTGGAAAGCAAAAAATAAACAGTGGGATAAGTTTATGGTCAAACTTAGAATAAGTAGCCTAGACATATTTACTGTTGAAATTGATATCTCTAGAGAGTTTTATATGATAACTATATTGAATTTATGTATTAAAAACAGATAATATGAAAACTACACCAAATACTAAGAAAGGAAAAAGATTATATGAAATGGGAGCAATTGATGCTACATCAATAGTTACATACCCAACATCATCTATTACAATGTTAGACGGATACTTAGGTAAAAACTCTAAGCTTAACAACGTTAAGTCTAAGAATAGCAAGTAATCCTTTAACTAATTAATTGTATAGGTCTCTAAATCAGGGGCCTATTTTTTTTGTAAATATTTTATGTTTAAATATTTTTAGATATATTTGTATATATTTAATTAATTAAGTTATGTCAGAAAATGTAAACCAACAACAAGAACTGACTCAGGAACAAATTGCAGAGTTAAAAGCAAAAACTCTTGCATTTTACAGAGACAGGATTCCATTTATGGAAGTGCAACTTCAATTTGAAACTCTTGATGCAGATATTGAAGAAGCAAAATTAAGAGCCTTTATTGCCAGACTAAAGATGGCACAAATTACAAATCCTCCATCAGAAGAGGACACAGAAGAAATAACTCCTGAAAAAGAAAAGTAATCATGCCTAAAGCTAATTTAGTTGAAAAAAGAATTAGAATGAGTAAACGTGATATTATAAGATATCAGTTACTTACTCATTCATTTATCAACTCAATATCATATAGTGAGGCAGAATTAAATTGTTTAACTCTTTTGGGAGTTATGGGTGAAACTGATCTTTCATCATTTTGTGATTATGTAGTTGATGAGAATATATTTAAGGTATCTCAAACTGCTAGAAACTTTCTTACTAAAGCTGAAAAGATGAGCTTAATAGAAAAGAACGGTACTAGTAGAAAAAAGATTAAACTTAAAGATGATCTTAAAGTGCAGACATCAGGTAATATTGTTTTAGATTATAAAATAGTATACATTGATACCCAAGAGTCATAAAATATTTATTAAGCCTACAGCAGAAGAACTGTCAGTGTCTGAAACACTGGTAGAAGATGTTGTTGAATTTTTTTACAGTGATGTAAGAAGGACACTTAATGAATTAAAATCATTTAATGTTAAGATTGATAATCTTGGTACTTTTAAGATAAAAGAGAAAGAACTTGGTAAACTTAAAAGCAAATTAGAAGGTCACTTAAAAGCTTTAGAAGATCCTGAAAGTTTTAATCAAATGAGAATCAGAAAGGATGTTAAGATAAAGTATGATAAGATACGTAAAGTAAGTGAACTTATTAATGCTGAAAAAGAAAGAAAAAAGGAACACAAAAAAACCAAACATGAAAAGAATCAAGGAAATTTGGAAAAATAGAAAACTCATCTGGGAAGGAATGATGAATACTATTTTTAGAAAAAGATATGTAGAGAAAGTATCTGCAGAAAGAATGGAGATATGTAATGCGTGTGAGTTTTTAGACCTAGAAGGTAAAGACTGTGCAGCATACGGAACACAGCCTTGTTGTGGAAACTGTGGATGTTCTTTAGCATTTAAAACAAGATCTTTAGCCTCAGAGTGTCCATTAGGTAAATGGGATGCTGTAGAACCTGAAGAAGAGGAAACTGAAGAGATAGATTTAGAAAACATGACAGATCAAGAAAAAATTGCATTTGTAATAGAAGTATTAGAGTCGTGTGAAATAAATTTATCTACGGTTATTAAGAAGCTTAATACCTATGTAAAAGATGAATAAATAAAATATACTATGGCAATTCAATTCACAGCAGCAGATCATAAATATTCAAGTCTAGACAATTCAGAACCTATAGAATGGATAAGTGTAACAAGTCTTATAAGTTTATTTAAGAAACCATTTGACAAAGAAGCACAAGCAGCAAAGTCTTCTAAAAACAAAAAATCTAAGTGGTATGGTTTATCAGCAGAAAAGATTTTAGAACTGTGGGAGACTAACAATCATCTTGCACTAGATCTTGGTACATGGTATCATAATCAAAGAGAAGCTGATCTTCTTTCATGTGATACAATAGGTAGATTTGGTATTGACTTACCTATCTTTAAACCTATTGAGCAAGACGGTGTTAAAATAGCACCAGATCAAAACTTAGTTGAGGGAATATATCCTGAACATATGGTATATCTAAAGTCTGCAGGAATATGTGGACAAGCAGATAGAATAGAAGTCATAAGGAATACAGTAAATGTACATGACTATAAAACTAATAAAGAGATACGTCAAGAATCTTATAGAAACTGGAATGGTGAGTCTGAAAAGATGTTGGGACCATTAAATCATTTAGATGACTGTAATTACATTCATTACTCTCTACAGCTTTCTATATACATGTATATCATATTAAAGCACAATCCTAACCTAGTGCCAGGGGATATTATATTAGAACATATTATATTTAAAAGAGAAGGAGAAGACATATATGGTAATCCTATATATTTAAAAGATGATGATGGCAACCCAGTTGTTGAAAAAGTTGTAACTTATGAGTTACCATATATGAAAAAAGAAGTAACTTATATTATAAAGCATTTGCAAAATAATCCTGAACTTAAAAACAAAAAGAAATAATATGTTAGTAGAATTAAGAGGTCTCCTTATTGATAAAAGTTTAGTTGACTTAGGTATAGATCCTTCATCTTCAAATGAGATAGAGGTAAGATTAGTATTTCAAAAATCTGCAATTCATGGAGTTAGAGAAGTTCTTGATGATGATGGTAATGTCATCTCTGGTGAATGTATAATCTATACTGCGTGCAATGAAACTTTTGTAGTAAGAAATTCATTTGATGAACTTAAAAAGATAATGAATGACAATTAAACTATTTGAAGTAGAGAATGGGGTAGTTAAGGCTACTGAGCATTGTCATACAATTAAGTGGCTACAGGATATTATGATTAATTATCCTGACACTTATCTTAAGATATATACTTATATATTCTATTTAACGTGCCCTAATCCAGAACTAAATCCTTTCTTTAACGTACCTGAAGATGATAAAGAGGATCTGATACTTGAGGCAGTTGGTGTAGATATACCTACAGATGGAGCACTTATTGTTAATGCAATCAGAAAATGTACAGAGCTATATACAACTCCTACACTCAGAGCATATAATGGTATATCTAAGATGTTAGATAAATTAAGTTATTATATGGAAACTGCTCCTATTACAGCGGGTAGAGATGGTAACATAAATTCATTACTTGCTGCAGCTAAAAACTTTCAGGCCATTAGAGAAACATTTAAAGGAGTTCTTAAAGACTTAGAAGCTGAACAAAGTAAAACATCTGTAAGAGGAGGTCAAAACTTAGGATATGATCAGTTATAGTGAACCAGAATTTGAGATACCTACATGGGACAATGGTGTATGGACTACATCTACATTTGATACTAGACAAGACTTTGTAGATTTCCTAACTCCATTATTTAAAGAACCAGGTCAATATGAGTTTGATGAAACCTCATATATGTTTAATGAACAGGCTAGGAAATTTAAAGAGAATGGAGAGATATACTGTACTTATCAGTATATGACTAAAGACTTTATCAACTACTGGAATGACCAGAAAGATAAGTGTAGGAAAGGAGTTATCTTTAAGAGTAATGGTAAGACTTGGTATTTAGCTAGAGATTACTATATGTGGCTAAACTTTCTCCCAATATTTGACAAGGAGAAAAAGAACTTTGACTTTGCTACTGTACGTGATGCACAGTATCATTTGGCATTATACGAATGTCTTGCAGAGTTGAACTACAAACATGCATCTATATTAAAGAAACGTCAGATAGCTTCCTCATATTTTCATATGGGTAAGTTTATTAATCAGATATGGTTTGAACCTGGGGTCATCTTAAAGCTAGGTGCGTCACTTAAAGATTACATTGGTCTTGAGGGTTCATGGAAATTCTTAGATGAGTACCGTGCATTTCTTAACTCTAAGACTGCATGGTATAGACCTATGAATCCAGGTAAGGTATTAACTTGGCAGCAAAAGATTGAGGTAACTGAGAACGGTAGAAAGCAGGAGAAAGGTCTCAAAGGGATGTTACAAGGTATGTCCTTTGAGCAATCAGATACTAAAGGTGTAGGGGGTCCATGTTCTTACTTCTTCTATGAAGAGGCAGGGATTGCTCCTACTATGAATAAAACATTTGAGTATCTAAGGCCAGCAATGCAATCTGGAGAGATTACTACAGGACTTTTTATATGTGCTGGATCTGTGGGTGATTTATCTCAGTGTAAGCCTCTGGAAGACTTTACTATGCATCCTGATGCAAATGGAATGTATGCAGTAGAATCAGACTTAATAGATGACACTGGAGTAAGAGGGCGTACAGCTTTGTTTATTCCTGAGCACTGGTCTATGCCACCATATATAGATGAGTATGGTAACTCACTAGTTAAAGAAGCATTAAAAGCAATAGCATCTATACGTGAGGATTGGAAAAAGAATCTGTCACCTGAAATATATAGGTTGCGTATATCACAGCATCCAATAAATATAAAAGAAGCATTTGCATTTCGTGATGAATCTATCTTTCCTCTATTACTTGTTGCTCAGCAAAAGAAACGTGTGGAGGACAAAGAGTTTCCATATGAACATATAGAATTAGAGAGATCAATCACAGGAGATATTAATGCTAAGCTATCACGAAGATTACCTATTATGGAGTTTCCTGTAGATAAGAAGCGTGAAGATAAAAGAGGTGTATTGGTAGTATATGAAAGACCTATTGAGGGTGCAAAGTGGGGAACTTACTATGCATCTATTGACCCTGTTGGTGAAGGTAAAACAACAACCTCAGATTCACTCTGTTCAATATACGTATATAAGAATCCAACTGAAGTAACTAGAATTACAGATAAGGGTGTTGAGAATTTAGCAGAAGGTGATAAGATAGTAGCATCCTGGTGTGGACGTTATGATGATATAACTAAAACACATGAACAGCTAGAGCTTATCATTGAGTGGTATAATTCATGGACCATTGTAGAGAATAACGTATCTCTATTTATCCAATACATGATAGAGAGGAAGAAACAGAAGTATCTAGTACCTAAGAGTCAAATTGTATTCTTAAAAGACTTAGGTGCTAATAAGACTGTATACTCAGATTATGGTTGGAAAAATACAGGAACAATATTTAAAACTCATTTATTAAGTTATTTAATTAGTTGGCTTACAGAAGAAACAAATCAAGAAACAGATACTGATGGAACTGTACTTTCTACTACCTATGGGATAGATAGAATAACAGACTACATGGCACTTGTAGAGATGGAACAGTATAGACCAGGTGTCAACGTGGATAGACTTGTTTCCTTAGCAGCACTGATTGCATTTGCAAAAGTTCAATTATCTAACAGAGGATTTGCAAAACGTGTTGATGACGTGAGGACTAAAAACTTGCAAAAGTCAGAAAATTTGTATAAATTAAATAATAGCCCCTTCAGGCATATGGGTAAGGCAAGAGGGAGCAATACACATAATAGATTACCTAGGATACCATATAGAAGATTAAAATAATGGAAATTTTAAATGCGCTTCAATTAAAGAAAGGTAAAAGAGCTGAATATAATCGTTTAGGTAATATTACTCAGCCCTTACAGTTTTTGCCTGCAAAAGAAAAAGATGATGACTGGACAGCCTGGAATATGGACTGGCTAGAATGGCAAGGACTTAAGCATATACGTAGAAATGCCCGCAGACTTATGAAGAACTATAAGCTTGCAAAAGGTATCATTGACAAGACAGATTATCTTATTGAAGAGGATAATGAATATAGAGATATAGTTGATACTCTAGCTAGAGAAGATCTGGGAGCAATGGAGTTGAAATTCTATCCTATTGTACCTAGTGTAATCAAAGTTCTTACAGCAGAATTTGCTAAAAGAAATACTCGTGTAAACTTTAGAGCTGTAGATGAGTATACCTACAATGAAATAATGGAAGGTAAAAGAGCAGATATTGAAGATGCTCTTGTAAAAATGGCTGAGCAAAAAATGGCCATGCAAATGATGGAGATGGGAGCTGATCCTAATGATCCTGAAATTAAGGAGAAAATGTCTCCAGAGAATATTAAGTCATTACCAGAGATACAAGAGTTCTATTCTAAGAGCTATGTAAGTATGGCAGAACAATGGGCTTCTAAACAACATCTTATTGATGAAGAAAGATTCATGATGGATGAGTTAGAAGAAAGAGCTTTTGAAGATGTACTTATTACAGATAGAGAGTTCTGGCATTTTAAAATGTTAGAAGATGACTATAACATTGAGTTGTGGAATCCTGTACTTACATTCTACCATAAGTCACCAGATGTAAGATATATATCTCAAGGTAACTGGGTAGGTAAAATAGAAATGTTAACTGCAGCTGATATCATAGATAAGTACGGATGGGTTATGTCTGAAGAACAACTAGAATCTATTGAGGCAATATATCCAGTAAGATCAGCAGGTTATCCGATACAAGGATACCAGAATGATGGTACTTACTATGATGCTACAAGATCACATGACTGGAACGTAAACAGACCTTCTTTAGAGTACAGACAGTTTACTTCTATGTATGATAACTTTGTCTATAATGGTGGAGATATCATTAACTGGATCATGGGTGAGTCTGAAGACTACTATGATATGGGTACTGCGCATATGTTACGTGTAACAACTGCATATTGGAAATCTCAGCGTAAAGTAGGACACTTAACTAAGATAGATGAGACTGGTCAAGTTGAAACTTCTATAGTAGATGAGTTCTACAGCATCATAGACAAGCCAATGTATGATACTACATTCTTTAAGAATAAAACTAAAGATAACTTAGTATTTGGTGAACACATAGATTGGATATGGATTAACCAAGTATGGGGTGGTGTTAAGATTGGTCCTAACATGCCATCATGGTGGGGTATGCAGAATCCTGGAGGTATTAATCCAATATACTTGGGTATTATGCAGAATAGGATAAGACCTATGAAGTTCCAGTTTAAAGGAGACAGTACGCTTTATGGTTGTAAACTACCTGTTGAGGGTAGAGTATATTCAGATAGAAATACAAGGTCAATATCTCTTGTAGACTTAATGAAGCCATTCCAGATTGCATATAACATAGTTAATAACCAGATAGCTGACATCTTAGTAGATGAGATAGGTACAGTTATACTATTAGATCAGAATACACTACCTCAACACTCACTAGGTGAAGACTGGGGTAAGGGTAACTTGGCTAAAGCATATGTAGCAATGAAGGACTTTGGTATGTTACCATTAGATACTTCAATTACTAATACGGAGAATGCTCTTAACTTCCAGCACTTCCAGGTGTTAAACCTTGAGCAGACCCAACGTATGCTATCACGTATCCAGCTTGCTAACTTTTTTAAGCAACAAGCATTTGAAGTTATTGGTGTTACCCCACAAAGGCTAGGACAACAATTAGGACAAACAAACACAGCTACAGGAATAGAACAGGCAGTAGCGGGTTCATATGCACAGACTGAACAATACTTTAGTCAGCACTCAGACCACTTAATGCCTAGAGTACATCAGATGCGTACTGACTTAGCTCAGTATTACTATTCTACTAAGCCATCAATAAGAATGCAAATCACTACATCTAATGATGAGAGAGCAAACTTTGAGATCAACGGTACAGATTTACTACTTAGAGATATCAATGTATATTGTAATACAAAAGCTAATCATAGATATATTATAGAGCAAATGAAACAACTTGCTGTATCTAATAATACATCAGGCGCATCTATATATGATTTAGGAAACATCTTACAGACAGACTCAATTGGTCACTTGAATAACATCTTAAAAGACATTGAGAATAAACAGAAAGCTCTTAAGCAAGAAGAATATGCTCAACAAGAGAAGATGAAACAGATGGAACTAGAAGCTATTGCTACAGAAAAAGCAGGTGAAAGAGAGTTTGAATCTCTTGAAGCTGAAAAGAATAGAAGAAAAGACCTTCTTGTTGCTGAGATTAAATCTGCTGGTTATGGTGCAATGCAAGATGTAAATCAAAACTTACAATCTGACTATGCTGACCAAATGGAAATTATTAGAAAAAGTGATGAGTATAATCAAACTATAAACTTTGATAGAGAAAAAGAAATAAACAAGAATAATCAGTTTAGCCAAAAGGTAAATCTTGAGAAAGAAAAGATGCAAAACCAGGTTCAGATGAAACAAATGGAGATGGATATTGCTAAGCAAAACAAGAATAAATACGATGTTGGAGCAACTGAAAAACCTAAAAATAAGAAAAAGAAATAATTATAGCTATTTAGTAAAAAACTTTTAAATGTATAATTATAATTAATTAAATATATAAAAGTTAACTCACTAAATTTGTGTATATTATAAGTAAGTCAATCACATAAAATAACCAAAGTATTATGCCAACAAATGAAAACACAAATGTCCAAGAAGTTGAATTTGACAACTTGGAAGATTTGTTAGGCGTAGGAAGTGAAAGTATAATGGTTCCAGAATCTTCTAAACAAGAAGAGGAAAAGAAACCAGGAATGTTTTCACCAACTACAACTGACACTACGTTCCTTGACAAACCAGTTACTACTACTGCTACAACAGACAGTAATAGTGGTGAAGCTGCAAAAACAGTTGATGCTCCTACATTAGAGGATCTAAATCAACTCATTGAAGAATCTTTTTCTGATGATAATCCTAAGAATACAGGAGGAAGACCATCATTGTCTAAAGATGTAATGATTGAAACAGCTAATAAACTTATAGAAAAAGGTTTACTGTTTCCGTTTGATGATGGGAAGAAGCTAGATGAATACTCAGCTGCTGATTGGGAAGAGTTACTTGAAGCTAACTTTAAAGAAAGAGAAGAGAGACTTCTTGAAGAAGTACCTGCTAGTTTCTATGAGAGTTTACCACAAGAACTTAAACAAGCCTATGAGTATGTAGCTAATGGAGGTACAAATCTTAAAGACATGTTTAGAGCATTAGCTTCTACACAGGAAATTAAAGATTTAAATCCTAGATCTGAAGAAGGACAAGAAGATATAGTAAGAGCTTATCTTCAAGTTACTAGATACGGCACTCCTGAAGAAATTGAAGAAGAGATTGTTGCTCTAAGAGATAGAGGTGATCTTGAAACAAAAGCAATGAGATTTAAACCACGTTTAGATCAAATGCAAGAACAAATCATCCAGCAGAAAGTACAACAACAGCAAGAGGCTAAGGCTAAGCAACAAGAGCAGGCTAGAGTATATCAAGAAAATGTATATAAAGCATTAGATACAGATAACTTAAATGGATTGCGTATAGATAACAAAACGCAAAACATGTTGTACTCAGGACTAGTAGCTCCTAATTACCCATCTATAAGTGGAAAACAAACAAACTTGTTAGGACACTTATTAGAGAAGTATCAGTGGACTGAACCTCGTCATGACTTAATTGCAGAAGCTCTTTGGTTACTTGCAGACCCAGATGGGTACAAAAACAAACTAAGAGAAAATGCAGAGAAAGACGCAACTCAAAAAACTGTAAGAATGTTAAAGACTGAGGAAGCAAATAAAATATCATCTTCTGTAAGAGATGAAGACGATGCACCTGCAGCTAGACAAACTGCGTCAAGAACATTAAATAGAACTAAGAAAAACTTCTTCGGAAGATAATTAATAAGTAATAACATAAGTAATAATTAACAAACAAAAACAAATCGCAAATGGCAACTCCAGTTTTAAACAATGGTATATTCCTGCGTGATACTAACTACCAAGCTAGTTCTCACGTAGATTCATACCACCTTGTAAACATGCTGAAAGATGCTGAGCCTATGGATTTAGGCCCTGTTGATATTTGGGCAATGACTCAAAAAGTTGAAATGCCTTTATATCAAATGTCATCTTTTGGCGGTAAAAACATTATTAATGTGGACAATGTACGTGGTGAGTACAGATGGCAAACTCCTGTAGCGCAAGATCTTCCTTACATCGTTGAGGATATTGAGCCTGCAAATCTTGCTAAAGGTATTGACGGAACTACATTTAAAATCAAATTGAACAAACGTGAATTTGGACATGGTGATATCATCACTTATGACAAGTTTAACGGATGTGAACTTTACATTGTACCTACTGAAGACATCTTACCTATTGGTGATGGATTCATCTATACAGTACAACTTGTAAACAATGACAACTACAAATTCTTGGAAAACAAGTATTTGACTAGTGGTACTAAAGTATTCCGTAAAGGTTCTGCTAGAGGTGAGTATGGTGAAAGATTTTCTGATATCCAAACTAAGTCTGGATTCCGTGAATTTTATAACTTCGTAGGAGGTGCTGAAGCTCACGTTCACTATTCTATCTCTTCTCGTGCAGACATGATGATTAAAGGAGGTATGAATGCAGATGGTACAGTTCCTGTAACTGAGATCTGGCGTAACTTTGACAAATCTATGGATCCATCTGTCTCTAACATTGAGGACATGGTTGCTAGAATGGGTAAAGATTATGTTAAGCGTGCAGTTGCTAATGGTGACTTATCACGTACATTCTTGACTTCTATGGAAGCAGCTCACTTGACTAAGATTGCTACTGACATTGAAACTTACTTAATGTGGGGTCATGGAGGTAGAGTACGTCAAGATGGTCCAGATGATATCAGATTATCTGTGGGTCTTTGGAAACAGTTAGACAGCTCTTTCAAAAGAGTATATAACAAATCTAGCTTCTCTCTTGAATTATTCCGTTCTGAGCTTTATAACTTCTACGCTGGTCGTGTGGAGTTCCAAGGTCCAGATCCTAACAGACAACTTATTGTACAAACAGGAATTGGTGGAATGAGAATGGTAAATGAGGCTATTAAGCGTGAGGCTGTTGCATCAGGTTTAGTAATCCAAGCTGCTGCTAACAACGGTATTGGAGCTATCTCTGGACAAGCAATGGACTTAAACTTTGGATTTGCATATACTTCTTACGTTATTCCATTCTTGGCTAACGTTAAGTTTGTATTGAACCCAGCGTTTGATAACATTCACACTAATGACATTGAAAACCCTATCATTGATGGTAACCCATTGTCTTCTTACTCATTCATTATCTTTGATATCACTGATAACACAAATGATAACATCTACTTGTTGAAATTACAGTGGGATAATCAATTGAAGTGGTGGTACCAAAATGGTACTATGGACTACATGGGTAGATCACAAGGATTCCAGTCTTCTGGACAGTTCAATGGTTATAGAGTTTACATGACTCAAACTATGCCTGCAATCTGGGTAAAAGACCATACTAAGGTTCTTAAGATTGTTATGAGAAACCCAATCACTGGTGGATCATTCTAATATATCACAACAGGAGAGAGGGGCACTATTGTCCTTCTCTCTTTTTTTAACAATAAAACCAACAAATTATGAGTTACACAATGGTATCAAATGGGCAGACAATAACTGGTCCCATTTCAATTAAGCCTATTACTAATCCTGATGTGGATAATATGGGCCTTCAAATCTATGACTTAGCTTTATTTCCTGGAACATTTCAAGAAGAGCAATTAGCTTGTGTTGAAAGAAACGGAGTAAAGAGATATGTCACAGGACTTAATGAGTTTGCACCTGAAATTAAAAACATTAAGGATCCTGAACTAAAAGCTGCAGTAATTAAAGATATTAGAGAAACTGTAGCTCAATTAGAAAAAGAATTAGCTTCTAACTTTCTTGAACCAGATGATGCAGATTTCTGGACTAAAGTAAAATTACTTAAACCAGACAATGATGAGTTTTGGGAAAAGATTACTGTAAGATGTGGTAATGATCCAGTGTATCTTAATCCTGCAGGTGATCCTTTTGACTTAATTAAACTTAAAGCAATTGAAGCAGGAGCATTTTCTATTGTAGCAAAGAGCTGGGAAGATGCACAGAATATGGCAAGACCTCCTAAGTTCTACTTAGATAAAACAATTGATTCTGTTGCTACAAGAACTCAAACTAAGAAATTACGTAACAAAGCACTTAGTGAACTTGATAAGTTATATACTAAAAACATTACTAAACTTATGTATGTATGTAAAGTTGTTGATGTTCATAGTGCACAATATAAGAAATCTACACCTATTGATATCATGTATGAAAACATGGACGTATATATCAATGGTGAGGGTATTGAAAGAAATGAGCTAAGAGCTGCTGAATCATTCTTGAAAGCTGCTGAATTAGACATGGAAACATTAAAACTAAAATCATTAGTAAAAGATGCAAGCTTCTTTAAGATGTTGGCACCAAGAGCTGATGGTATGATATATCACATTCCTTCTTCTACTATGCTTGGACGTAACCCATCTGAGGTAGTTGAATACTTAAGAAATCCTCTCAATGAAAATATTTTAATTGACTTGATGAATAGTATAGAGGATTATTGGAATGACTAAAATTTTTTTGTATATTATTATATAGTAAAAACAATTATATGGCAGCTAATAAGAATAAACCTGTATTTGCTTCTAAGAAGGCTACAGGAAGAGTAGGAGGAACAAATGCACCAGTATTTGCAACTAAAAACCCTACAGGCAATAAGAAAATCTCTCAAGGTAGTAACATACCTAAGAGAGCTATGGGAAGAAAATCTTAATGTTATGAAATGCATGTCTTGTGGTGGTACTACTGCTCTTAAAGTAGGACCAGTAAGAAAAAAAGCAGGAGGTATGACTACCATGAAAAAAGGTGGTTCTACTAAAGATAAAAATTGGATACAGGGTGCAGTTAATCCTAAACATAAAGGATACTGCACTCCTATGTCTAAGCCTACCTGTACACCAAGGCGTAAAGCATTAGCAAAGAGATTTAAAGCAATGGCAAAAGCTAGAAAGTAACATGGCTAAAGTTAAAAAAAATAAACCCGCTAAGTCCTTTCCAAGGTCAGCTCCACTTTCTGCATCTAAGAAAGTTGCTGTCATATTAAAAGGAGGAAGTACAAAAGGAAAGTAATGCCAAAAGACGCATGTTATCATAGTGTAAAAGCACGTTACGATGTGTTTCCTTCAGCTAGGGCTTCTCAAGCTATTGCTAAATGTAGAAAGAAAACTGGCAATGTAAAGAAGACTAAGAAGGGAACAGAGCTTAAAAGATGGCAAGCAGAGAAATGGCAAGATACTAAGACAGGGAAACCCTGTGGGGCTGGCGGAAAGAATGAATACTGCCGCCCCACTAAGAGGGTGTCAAAGGACACTCCTAAAACTAAAAGTGAATTAACTCCTTCTAAACTAAAAGCTAAGAAGGCTGAGAAGTCTAGAGTAGGTATGGGAAGGAGAGTAAAAAATGTATAGTTATGGCAATTAAGAAAACAACAACTACAAAGAAAACACCTGCTAAGAAATCATCTTCAGCTAGTATATCTATAGGCTTAGGTAATAAAGCTGAGATGAGAAAGTGGGAAATTGAATCTGCTATGAGTACTTTGAAGAGAGCAGCAGAAATTCAGAAAGATGCTAAGATGATGGCTGATGTAAAAAAAATGGCAATGGAGCAAGCAAAGATGTTTACTAACCTTGCCAATGGTAAAATGAAATAAAATGAAAAAACAACTTCAAAAAGCTCGATTAGGAAAAATAATTAAAAGAGATAAAGAAGTTATAAAAACTCCTGCAGGAAAGAATATATATAGAAGTAAGTATAATAAACTAACTGGTAGGACAAAAGAGGTAGAGAAAGATGTAGAGTATAAAGATAAAGATCTATCAACACCAAAAATAGTTTACAAAAATATAACTATTGTAAAAAGAGATAAAGACAAGAATTGGAAGTCAGAGAAAAATACAATGAGTTTAAAAAAAGATGGTAAGCTTACTAAGAAAAATATTGAATATAAAACCTATAAGCCAGGAGGAACAACTAAAAAAGTAAAAGTTACTGCTGGCGGTGAAAAACATGTAGTCTATAAAAAGACTACTAAAAAAGGTGAAGGAAAGGTTGGTCATATCATGGTCAACCATCCTACCAAAGATAAAGGTCAGTGGGATACAATAGATCTTACTGCTAAAGGAAGAGCTAAAACAGTTAAGGAAGGTGTAGCAGCCACTAAGAAATGGCATAAAGACAATCCTGACTATAAGTATAAAGGTAAAAAGAAAACTAAGAAAAATGGCAAAAAGTAAAGCACAACAAGCAGCAATAGCTGTAGCTATGAAGAAAGCTGGTAAGAAGCCAAAGATGGCAGCTGGAGGTACTTTAAAACCTGTTAACTCTTCTAAGAATCCAGGTCTTTCTAAACTTCCTACAGAAGTAAGAAATAAAATGGGATTCCAAAAGAAAGGTGGTAAAACTAAAAATAAATAATAATGGCAAAGACAGCAGCTTGGACTAGAAAAGAAGGGAAAGATCCTAAAGGTGGTCTTAATGCTAAAGGTGTTGCTTCCTACAGGAGAGAAAATCCAGGGAGTAAGCTTAAAACTGCTGTTACTAAAAAACCTTCTAAGCTCAAGGCAGGAAGTAAAGATGCTAAGAGAAGAAAATCATTCTGTAGTAGAATGAAAGGTATGAAAAAGAAACTAACAAGCTCTAAGACAGCTAATGATCCTAACTCAAGGATTAATAAGTCTCTGAGAAAATGGAATTGTTAATTTATAGATAATGAGAAAAGAAACTAAAAAACCTATTGTACAAGCTCTTCTTATGAAGAAAGGAGGTACTACGTCTGTTAAAAAAACAGCTGTAAAAAAACCAAAAACTAAAAAGACTAAGTAATAATAACTATATATTTTTTTGTAAAATGAAAACAATGATAAAAAAGAAAATGCAAGATGGCGGCAATACCAGAAAAAAAGCCAGATTGGAAAAAAGATCAGCTAGAGTAATGACTAAAGCTAAAAAGACTTATAAAGAAGCTGAAGGTGCAAAACAAGATGCTATGAAGTCAGGAATGGCTTCAGATGTACAAGGTGCAAATCAACTTTTTTCTAGAGCAGAAAGACAAGGCAATAGAGCTAAAAAAATAAGAGCTAAAGCTGCTACGTTAAAAAGTGGTGGTTCTACATCTATGAAAAAATATGCTGCTGGAGGAATGACAACTAAGAAAAAAATGAAAGCTGGCAGTACTACAAGAACATGTCCTAGCGGATTTACTTTAGTAGATGGTAAGTGTGTTGATATGTCTGGAAAAGAAGCATCATACCCATACATAGCTCCTTCTGGTGCAATGTATACTAACAGAGCAAACATGGTTGCAGGAAAACCAACAAATCCTCTTAGTACAGAGGGTAGAAAAGCTATGGAAGGTGTAGATAGAAAAACTTTAACAAGAGATCAAATGAAAGCATTAGGTATTCGTAAAGCTGGAGGTAGTACTCCAATGGCTAAGAAAAAATTAGGCGGGGTAACTGCTAAAAAGAAAATGCAAGCTGGAGGTGCATCTAAAATGTCTACAGGTACTAAGCAATGTGGACCTGGTGATGGAAGTTGTAAAGAAGTTAGATCTGGTAATATCTTTCAAAGATTGGGAGATAAAATGAGAAGAAAAAAATCAAGCAATTTTAGCAAACCAAAACTAAGAAGAACTAAAGTATAATGCCTAAAGCAAAACTAGGATCTGGTGCTAGATTTAAAGCACTGTCCAAGAAGATACAAAAAGCAGGTAAGTCTAAAGATGCAGCAGACGCAATTGCTGCATCTATTGGACGTAAAAAATATGGTAAAAAGAGGTTTCAACAACTCGCTAAGAAAGGTAAATAATGAATAACATAACCATACAGTTAAAGATTAAAGAAAGACTTAATAAGTTGGACAGCCAAGATTATGATAATTTTGAGCAGTGGCAAATTATTGAGGCTTTCAATAAAGGAATGAGTGCATGGTGTAGAAGAAACCTTGTTGGTAACAACATGTCTAAAACAGGAGATGAAGCTACTAAAAGAAGAATAGATGATTTACAAATTCTTCTTAGCGAGATACCTATTACATTACAACAGAAAGATCTATATTTTGAACTGCAGAACTTACCTGAAGATTACTTTGAGTGGAAAAGGGTAAGTGCAAAATCACAAAAAGGTTGTTGTGATAACAGACGTATGGTAATATACTTAGCAGAAGAAGCTAATGTAGACTTGTTATTAAGAGATGTATTAAAGAAACCTAGCTTTGAATGGGGAGAAACATTCTGCACATTGAGAGGAGGGAGCTTAAAGATATACACTAATAATGAGTTTAGTATACCTGAAGCTAAGTTAACTTACTATAGACAACCAAGAAGAATCCAAATACTTGGAGTAATAGATCCTTACACTAATGTTGCTTCTACAGCAGAAGTAGAGTGTGAGTTTAAAGATGATTTAGTAGAGTTATTTGTTGACGAGGCTGCTAAGATACTAGCAGGAGATATAGAATCAATTAATCAAATAACTATACAAGGTAATTCAGTAGAAAATAATAACTAGAAATAATGCAACAACCAAGAGTATTAAAAAGAGACGCTCCTTCATCTAACACAGCTGCAAGCTATTCAGCTCCAGCTACAGGATCAGTAGATTCAATGACAGCTGCATGTGTGTCTGAATTAATGAATGCTGCTACAGCTTTTCATAAATTACATTTAAAAGTAACAGGTACAGGATCATATGCTGCACACAAAGCATTAAATGATTTATATGATGCTCTACCAGGACATGCTGATGATTTAGCAGAAGGGTTCCAAGGAGCTTCTGAAAAACTTCTTTCATACACTGAAGCAGCACCTAAGAAATTAGATTCAGTAGACGCTGCTGTAAGTTACTTAAAAGAAATGTATGACATGGTAACTGGCCTACAGGCTAAGATGCCTTACTCAGAAATAGTAAATTCACTTGACACAGTTAAAGACACTTTAAACTCTGCTAAGTATAAATTACTTTTCTTAAAATAATTTGGATATTAGGAATCTATTTCCTATATTATGTATATATGTTTATTAACTAAATTAAAACACAATGGCTTATTTTAATCATTCGTTCCAGAAATTCTTTCTAGGAACAGGGGTATCTCAGGCAACTTCACCAGGAGCAGGAGAGATACCTTCAGTAATTACTGGTGTGGAGTCTGATGGTGGTTTTGTTACCACTACTGGAGTTTACACTTACCAATTAAATGAAATGTCTCAAGGTGTTGCAACTTATTTTCAAAGTTCACTACCTACAGGCTTTCCAGCAACAATAACTAATTATCAAAATGGTTATTTTGGAATTTTTGATCCTAAGACTAATAGATCAATTGCTCCTGAAAACTGTTGTAATGTTTATATTGCTGGTTCTGCAATTTATTCTAACGACAAAATTGGACCTTTCCACGGAGGTTATCAAGAGACTAACAAGTCTAAGATGATCAACCCACGTTATGTACAAAGCTTCTACAGAGTAGATCCTTGTACTCCACAAAATGCTGTTCTTCACGTAGGTTCTACTTTCTGGACTGCAGGTGGTGGTGTAATTGATGTTGATACTTTAGTAGCTGGTACAGGATATGCTAATGGTACTTATACAGTTGAAGTAACTGGTGGTGCTGGTACAGGTGCAATTTTAGAAATTGTTGTAACAGGTAATACAGTTGATTCTGCTACTATAGTTAATCCAGGAAAAGGATATGCAGTAAATGATACACTAACTTTAGTAGGTGGTAACAATGACGCTACAGTTGATGTTGCAGATGTTACTATTGCTAACGTAGATCCTATTACAGGATTTGGTGGTGGTTCTTGCTGCCATGAGTTCTTGTGTGGTGAGACTTACTACTTACGTTTAGATATCAAAGGTTCTCCTGCATTACGTTTCTTAAATCACAATGCATACTACAATGCTGAAGCATACACAGGATGTTGTGATCCAGCTTCTATTGCTCCTACTGCAGTTGACTCAACTGAAGTTATGATCAAGTGGGCTAATGCATTCTTAAGATACCCATTAACTAATCCATTTATCCAAATCATCATCCAAGATGAGGCTGGTGTTCTTTGGTATGCTCCAGGAACTTCTGCTGCTGAATTAGCTGCATTAGGTGGAGATTCTTGGGATAACTATGTATCTCCAGGACACGTAGATGGAGCATGTGCGGGATTAATTATCCAAGGTGCTTATGTAGATACTAAATTTGGTAATTGTTCATTCCAAATTTCTGACTTCTATGAAAAAGAGCCTGTACGTCTTTATGCTTCTGAAGTAGATGTAAATGGTGATCCATGTGAGTTTACAGGATTATGTGTAGTTAATGAGTGTTTCCCACGTCAAGCAATGGGCTTTGGTGAAACAGTTTTACGTGACTTGATTCTTTCTGAACAATATCGTCAAAACTTCTTCTCTACAGATATTCGTATCAGGGAGATTACTCAAGGTAATCAAATGTTAAATGTTATTGATCGTAATGCTTTGTATACACGTTACTACTTGTTACACAGTGTTCCAAGATTTAACAACCCTACTGGTACATTTGATAATGACAGATATTTGTTAGAGTTTGTAACTAATGGTACTTTAACTGGATTTGAAACTACAGTTAATAACTGGTTACAAGGATGTGGTACAGAATGTGCATTTGAAGAGTTTGTATGTGAAACTGAATGTCAAGTTCCTATTACATTCCCTAAGACTCCAACTACTCCGTATCTTTTTGAAGCATACGCTGGAAGTCCTGCATAATTAATTTAACACAAATAGAAAAGGGAGAGTGGGAGTTAGTCTCTCCTCTCCTTTTCTTTTATATTTTTCAACATGGCAAATCACGTATTAAGTTTAGAAGTTCCTGATGTAATGAATACTTGTATAATCAAATTATTTGATACAAGTGTATATGCTACTGGAATGCCTGTAATATGTCCTACATTAGCTATTACAGTTCCTGGGTTTGTATACTCATCAGAAATTTCTGTAACACAAAACTTTAATGAAACTATTACAGCGTGTGACTTAGGACTTCAGACTACTGGGTGTGATTTGTCACAATATGCAAATTTACCTGATGGTATTTATGTAATTAGATATAGCGTGTCTCCTAATGAATATGTATACGTTGAGTATAATCATTTAAGAATTACTCAAGCTATGCTTAGATATCAAAAGATACTTTGTGATTTGGATGTAGCAGATTGCGAACCACCTGCACAAGTACAAGAGAAACTAAGACAACTTCAAAAGATACGTAGTTATTTTAGTGCTGCTAAAGCAAAAGTAGAAGTATGTCATGAACCTAAGAAAGGTATGCGCATTTATAACTATGCTTTGAAGCTATTAGAAAAAATGAATTGTAAAAATTGTTAATCCATTTAAAACCAACGAAATGGCAACATGTCAAAACTGTAACAAAAAATTAAGCTGTGGGTGTCAAAAAAGAACTGCATCTGACGGCAAAAGTGTATGTAGTAATTGTATAGGTAATTATGAAATGAGTGTTAAGAAAAATATTCAAATTAATAAACCTGCACAATTAGCAAATGTATGGAGAACAAAGCCAAATAAATAACATATAATGAACGATTACTATTTATATCTCCCGTGTCCTGGAAGTTCTGGTATACAGTTTTATTCTAATGTAAATCCAAATAACTATGTTGGACCAATAATTAGATTTAATACAAATACAGGAGCATCAAAGATACAACTTGGTAATTGTTTTAGTGTAAGTATAGTAAGTGCAGAGTTTCCTCCTCCAGGATTAGTTAATATAGATTGGAATGCTGTAACATACAGTATCTTTAATATATGTACTGAATGTGAGGAATTAGTAGAATGTACAGGATGTCCTCCAGGATATACGTTTGATGGAACTGATTGTGTAGCTACTGAACTTATTCCTGCCACATATTCTGGTGGGACTTTAACTTTAGAACCTGGCGCAAGAACATCTATATATGGATTATTTGGTTTAAGATTATATCCAGATATTACAGCTGTTGTTCCTGTAGTAGGAAATGGTGCTGCATATAATGTAGTAGGTACAGCAGGTAATGTTATTCCTATAATCAATTCATTAAAGAATGCTTTATGGGGTGGAGCTGGAATAGGTGTATGTGATACTGGTTGTACAGGAGGAAGATTAAATGACGTAGGTCTTTGGGGTCCTGGAGCTGTATATGATGCAAATGGATGTACAAACCCAGGAATACAAATGTACCCACAAGGTAATTGGATAGAAATAGATTATTGTTTTAATTCTGGTCCTGTTACTAAACAATTTTTAATTGGGGTTGCTGGTGATAATAAAATTAAGATAACACTAGATAGTGTTGATATTATTACACTAGATGCTACTAACAATGGATGGAATGGTCCTTATCAATACTGGCATGTATTTCCTATAACTATAAGTGCAGGAAATCACACATTAAAAGTATCTGGATATAACCTAGCTGATGTTGCAAATTTTGGTGCTGAAATATATGATATTACATTAGGAGCATTCCAAGCTAGTTTAACTACACCAGCTGTAGGAACAGATTGTGGTAACTTACCTTCTGATATTGATCCATATATAATTTTCTCTACAAGGGATTTTGTAGGGCAAGTTATTGCAGATCCAGATAATCCTGGAGTATGGTCTTGTCCTGTTGGTACAATAGATTACTGTAATGGTGGTCCTCAGTGTTTAACTGAAGTAACTATAGCTCCTGAAAATTGCGCATACATACTTACATCATGTTGTAATTCAAATCTTACATACATTGCAGATATATCAGGATTTACAACTCCAGGAGTATATTATTATACAGGAATAGACAACGTTGGTATTCCATATGGTTGTTATGATATACAGGAATACACAGGTGCATCAGTAATATCTACTGCTATAAGTTTAGATTCTTTACTTGCTACTGCTTGTGGTAATTATCCATGTGATATATTCTGTTTAGATTGTAATTGTTATAGGGTTAGATTTAAACCTGCAAATATACCAGGTGGTTCAGGAAGTACAACTATTTCATACTATACATGTAATGATAGCGGAGCAGCTCCATTACCTGTGGG